GACGACGGCACGCATGGCCGGTGTTTGATGCATCCGGTGGACCGTCAGCGGTTTAGTGTGGGCAAGCGCATCTGGGTACGGCATGAGCGGAAGGACATCTATCGGCTGACGGGGCGGTACAACCGGTGGGGTAGCCGGTGTGCATGAGCATGGCAACCAGCAAGAAAGCCCCGGTCGGGCCTAAGGGGTGGGCCAAGTTCAAGCACCTAGAGAAGTTCAAGCCGATCACCCATAAGCTGGGTGGCATTGGGGAACTGACAGTATGCGCAAACCTTTTGCGCTCTGGGTATTCCGTGTTCCGGGCAGTGGCAGATCACGAGACCTGCGATGTCATTGCCATGAAGGACGACAAGATTTGGCGGGTGGAGGTAAGGACATGCCGCAGGAGCCCGGAGGGTAAGATTTTTTACCCAAAGAGCGATCCCCGCAAGTACGACGTACTGGCCGCCGTTGACCATTTCGGCTGCATAACCTACATCCCGGGCTTTGAGCACGCACGTAGTGCCACAGCCAATGCCTCATCCTGTGCCGATTCCGCCGCAATAGGCGCGAAATCTCACCATGGGGTATACCTGGATAGCGGCACCCATGTTTCCGGTGGTTGCTGACGGCCCATGCCCGCCCCCATCGTCTATGCCGATCAGGTGGTCCCGGTGGTCGGGTCCGGCTTTGGCATCCCGTACAGCGATGAGGGGGCCAGGGCGATAGCGCAGCTACCGGCGGATAAGCTGACGGAGTTCGCCAAGTTGCAGGCATCGGACCCGGTGACGTATGGGTGGTCATACCCGTCATGGTCCGGGGTCGTGGACAACTGGGCTAAGTCGCAGGTCCATGTGGTGTTGGGCGGGAACAGGTCGTCCAAGAGCACCATGGCGGCCCGGCTAGCCCTATGGGTGGCCATGAACATCCCCGGCGCCCGCATCCGGTGTTGGTCGGCCAACGAGGAGTCAAGCATCTCGGACCAGCAGCGGATGGTGTGGAATGAGCTACCGGGCTGTTATAAAAATCTGCCTAAAAAGAGGTTCGCCCAGTATTCTGTGGACTACACCCAGAAGAACGGGTTCACCGGGGGCAAGCTGATCCTGCCGCCCGTCCAGCCCGGCTACGACGGAAGTGAGATTATCTTCGCCACTTACAAAAGCTGGGCCAATGACGACAAGGTGGCGGAAGGCTGGTGGGCGCACCTGATCTGGGCCGACGAGGAAATCCCGCCCAAGCTGTACGAGACCTTGCAGTACCGTCTGCGCGATGCCAATGGCCGGTTGATAGTTACGTTCACGACAATCAATGGCTGGACCCCTACGGTGCAGGCCATCTTGGGCAAGGCTAAGACCACAGCCAAGCGGTATGCCCCGCTCCTGAAGCGGGAGCTTCCGGTGCAACAGATTGGCGATCCGTCCGGGCGGGTCCTGGTCAACTACTTCTGGACGATGGACAACATCTTCCTGCCCATGGCGGTGCGGAACGGCGATGATATGGCCGGCAAGCCTGAGTCCGAGATACTGGCCCGTCAGTACGGGGTGCCCACGAAGGGCAAGGTCGCCAAGTTCCCCCTATTCAACAAGGATGTCCATGTCGTACCCCATGACAAGGTGCCCGTCCTGAAGGAGCCGGCCAAGTGGACCTGGCACACCTCCCTCGACCCGGCTGGCAGCAAGAACTGGTTCATGCTCTGGGGGGCCACGGATGCGGCTGGGCGCCTCTGGATCACCCATGAGTGGCCGGATGCCCCGACCTACGGGGAGTGGGTGGACAACACGGGGGCCGAGGGCGGCAAGCCAGGGCCGGGCCAGAAGGGCATGGGCTTTGGGATCAAGGACTACGTGGATCAGATTGAGGCCGTGGAGGAGGCATTGACCGACGTGGACCCGGATGCCGTCACCCGGGTCATCGACCCCCGCATGGGCGCCAGTGAGACTCAGGGCGAGAACGGGGCCGAGACCATCATCAGCCGTCTGGACGATGCCGGTTACGTGTACCTGCCAGCCCCCGGCAAGCAGATTGAGGACGGGGAGCAGATGGTCAACGATTTCCTGTCCTACGACACCAAGCGCCCGGTGGGTGTGGACAACTCCCCTCGCCTCTTTATTTCCGATAAGTGCGAGAATCTGATACAGGCCATGGAGTTGTATGCGGGCACGGGCAAGGATGAGCCGGCGAAGGACCCGGTGGACGCCCTCCGTTACATGCTCCAGTCGGGCGTGGAGTACATTGACCCGGATGCTCCGGTGGTCACGGGTGGCGGCTCCTACTAGCCCTAGCGAGTATTCCGACTTTACCCGCTAGGAGTGGTATCAGTGGTATTGCCCGGTCCCGCCATGCCAATCCGCCCGGTCTCGCCATGTGTGGCGAATAACCCCCGGATTCCCCGCCTTAGTCGCCGGGTATGGCGATAAGGTCCAATATATCGTACCTTAACCCAGTTAAGGTGTCATATATTGCACATTAACCCCGCTTTGACGGGATAAAGTGCAGGAATTTGCGTCTTACTGGAGGTGTACCACGCCGCCAACCTTTGTCACCCGTGGTATAATGCGAACTTGGCCAACATGGACAACACCAACGACCGCGACGACGATCCCGACTTCCAGTTGATTGACGAGAGTGGCCCGGATGTGGTGGTGTTGGCCCGGTCCTACAAGGACACGGTGGAGGACTTGGAGAGCCACAGTGACCAGGTGGAGGAGAATCAGGACACCCGGTACTGTATCTGGCCGGGACAGTCGGCGGACCAGCGGAAGCACGCGGTCAAGAAGGGCGACAACCAGCCGTTCCCGTGGGATGGGGCCAGTGACCTCCGGGTGCCGGTCGTGGATGAGCTAATCACCCATGACGTGGCGCAGATGCTGGTGGCGCTGTCCAGTGCCAACATCCGGGCGGTGGCGGTGGAGGGTGGCGATCTGGGCAAGGCGGCGGTCGTGTCCAACTTCATGCGGTGGCTGATGCTGTCGCAGATGAAGGAACTTCCCCGTGAGTCGGAAATCCTCGCCAACTACATCAACGAGCGGGGCATTGGCGTCCTTGGGGTGTTCTGGGAGCAGCGGGTGCAGAAGACGCAGCAGCCTATTAGCCTGGCCGAGATTGAGGCGACGAACCCGGACGTGGCCATTGCCATCCGGGAGAACCTTTTTAGCGAGGAACTGACGGGGCTCATTGCCACCCAGTTCAATGTGAGCCCGAAGAAGGCCAAGCGGATGCTGAAGGACCTGCGGGACACGGGCACGGCGACGGTCCCCTACGTGGTGCAGCAGGTGAACCGCCCCGTGGTCCGGGCCTACGCGGTGGGCGAGGACATCTTTTTCCCGGCCAACACGCAGGATTTCCAATCGGCGCGGGCAGTGTTCCGTCGCCAGTACCTGTCGGCTGAGGCCGCCCGGGAAAAGGTCATCAGTGATGGATGGGAGAGCGACTACGTGGAGCAGGCCATTGAGAAGTGCATGGCGGCTGACGGCACGGGGGTCATTTCCGACGAGTCCTTTGAGCGCCGGGATGAGACCGTCACCAACAAGATTGAGCGGCACCGGGGTCTGATTGAATTTGTCTGGGCGTACCAGCGCCTGAGCGACGAGGATGGCGTCCCGGGCATCTATTGCACGGTATTCTGCCCGTCCATGCACGAGGACAAGGAGGCGGCGGTGGGCAGCTATGCCAAGCATGAGCTACTGGGCTACCGGCATGGGCTGTACCCGTTCGTCGTGTTCAACCGTGAGCATCTGAGCCGGCTGTTACTGGACACCCGTGGCGTACCGGAGACCAACAAGGGCTTCCAGGACGCGATCAAGACGGAGTATGATGCCCGCCGGGACAATGCTTCGCTGGCCACGGTGCCCCCGGTGCGCCATCCGGTGGGACGCGCCCCCGGTCGCCTTGGTCCCGGCACCATGATTGCCGAGCGCCGGCCGCAGGAGTACGGCTACATGGAGATTCCCCCGCCCCCGCAGGCGTCCGTGGAAATCCAGACCAGTATTGAGCAGCGGACTCGTAAGTACAATGGCCGCCCGACCCAGGACGACGCCCAGAACGAGTGGCAGACCAAGACCAAGAAGCAGATTACGGCCTGGCTGACTAGCTGGACCCATGTGCTGGATCAGGTGTTCAGCCTATACCTACAGTATGGCCCAGAGGAGGAGTGGTTCCGGGTCATTGGCGCGGGCACCCAGAACGCCCAAAAGTTCACCAAGTCGGAGTTCAGCGGCAAGTACGACATCGTGTTGTCGTATGACGTGCTGAACCAAGACCCGGACACCTTTGCCGCGAAGCTCAAGGCCATGGGCGAGATTGCCCAGCAGTTCGACCGCAACGGTCAGGTGGACTACGGCAAGCTGCTTATCCGCGCCTTTGAGATGATTGATCCAGTGCTGGCGGAAGACGTGGTGGTTCCCACCGACGTAGCCGCCCGCAAGGAAGTCACGGAAACGACCTCGGACATCAGCCGCATGTGGGCCGGCGTTGACCTAGACGTTCCACAACAGGGCATCAATCCCCAGCTTCGCTTGCAGGTCATCCAGCAGTGGACGCAGGGAGCCCCGGATAACCCCGCCGTGGACGTGCAGGCCCGGCTGGCACAGGACCCCGCCCTCCAGAAACGCCTCCAGCGGTACACGGAGCAGCTACAGTTCCAGATTACCCAGCGTGAGAACGCGCTCATCGGAAAAATTGGGACAGTGCCCGCAGGGACACCCGGACAATGAAGCAGATTCCCACAGACATTTCCGAGGCTGACCTCATTGCAATCCGTTCGCTGATGGCGTCGGAGCACTGGGGCCAGTTTGTGAGCATTTTGCAGCGCGAGCGCGATCTGTGGCAGCAGGCCACACGCGACCCGGTAGTTTACCAGTGCCACGCCGAACTAGCCCACGTTTCTGCCCGAGTGGCAGGGGTTGACTGGCTACTGGAACTTTGTGAGTCGGCGAAACCGGGCGATGGCCCGACCGGCTGACACCCTTTCGTGGCAACCGCCACCGTCGCTGGGAGACGTTAAACCCCTGGGACAGAACTAAGCGGGTTCTTAGGTCCGACACAAACTATGGATAAAGATGCTAGTGGGGCTGCCTTGGCTACCCCCGGCGCCGTGGAGACGGTGCCCAATGAAGCCATGACGGAGATGACGGCGGATCAGTTCGCCCAGTATTTGATGAGCAAGGTTCCCAAACCGGGCGAGTCAAAGAAGGACGAGGTGGCCCCCGAGGCTGTTGAGGAAGTGGAGGCCGGCAAGGCTGAGACGACCGAGGCAACCGCAGAAGCGGAGAAGGTAGCAGTTGAGGGCGAATCCGAGCAAGAGCCCGAGACCACCGACTCCCCCGAGACAGAGAACGATCTTTCACAGTCCGATTCAGTTCCCCCTGAGAAGAAGGCGAAGTGGGAGGCGAGCGTCCAGAAGCGCATTGACAAGGTTATTGCCGAGAAGAAGGCGCTGGAAGCGAAGTTAGCCGAGGCAGAGGCCAAGCTGACCGCCCCCGTGGATACCCCCGAGGCACCCGCCCCGGTGGTCATCCCGCTCGACAACCCCGACGATAAGACCGTTGTGGCCAAGAGCGAGGCCGACCTGGAGAAGCTGGCCCGGGATGCCCAGTCTGCCCTTGATTTCATTGAGAGCAACGAACTGGCCATCCAGAAGGCCGCCCTTCGGGACGAGGACAAGGTGGTGATTGGTGGCCGGGAGTTTGAGCTAAACTACCTCCTGGACGCCAAGCGTGAGGCCAAGCGGCACCTAGACCGCTACATCCCCGCCCGCCGCCAGTTCCTCAAGGCCAACGCCACCGCGACCCAGGAAGCCCAGACGATCCTCCCCGCCATGTTCACCCGTGGCACCTCGGAGTACCTGGAGTTCCAGAGTCTCAAGCGCCAGTACCCCGCCCTCGCGGCGGTTCCTGATGCGGAAAGGCTCTGGGCCTTGGCCAAGCGTGGCCAGCAAGCCCTTGAAGCGGAGAAGCAGGCGGCAGCCAAGCCGGCGGTAAAGTCGGCGGCGTCCACGGCCCCCAAGACGGCGGGCGACACGGGCACCACGGCAGCCGCCAAGCCCACGGCGAGTCGCACGAGCGCCACCGAGAAGGCGAAGGTTAATGGCGAACTGGAGAAGGCTATGAAGCGTTTCGAGTCCACCGGCTCCACCGATGATTACTCCAAGGTGCTCATCCTACAGAACCGTTTGAGAAAAATTTAACTACCATGGCGCAAGCCACCTCCTACAATATCGCCACCAATGCTGAAGACGTCCTGCGCGGCTTCACGATGGTTGAGCCCCAAGTCACGCCGATGCTGTCGATGCTCAAAAAGGGCACCGCTCCGAAGGCTTCCTACACCGAATGGTGCGTTGATGACCTCCTTGATCCCGTCCTGACGGCGGTTGAGGAAGGCACCGACGTGTCGGCCTATGCGAACCCCGGTGAGAACCGTGCCCGCATCGGCAATCACCTCCAGCGCCAGGACAAGGCGTGGTCCGTTAGTGATCTTGAAGTCCTCGTGGACGACTATGCCGTGGCCAATCAGGTCGCTGCCGCGAAGTCCAAGAAGCTCCTTGAGCACCGCCGCGACATCGCTGCCGTCATTGGTTCCAGCCAGGCCAACGTGGCTGGTGGTAGCGGCACGCCCGCCAAGTGCCGTGGCATGGGTCAGTTTATTCTGTCCACCGCCCAGGCCGCGAACCCGGTCCCGGCTGCCTTCCGCACCCCGTCCGCCAGCATCAACACCACGGCCGCCGCGTCCTTCGCGGAGTCCGATGTGAACGGTGTCTTGGAGTCGATCTACACCCAGACCGGCGACCTCGGCAACTTCAAGCTGTTCTGCGGCACGTCGCTCAAGAAGGAGATCACTGAGTTCTCCCGCACTGGCGCGGCCAATGGCGTCTATCGCCAGAACCAGGACGCCTCCAGCAACAAGGTCACGAAGAACGTCCTCGTTTACGAGGGCGACTTCGGCACCATCGACGTTATCACCGACCTGTTCCTCGCCCGTGATGGCACGAGCGCAGAGCAGGGCATGCGTGGTTACGTCATCAATCCTGACCTCGTGGAACTGGCCTTCGCTGATGGCCCGTCGCACTACGACCAGGACGACGAAGGTGGCGGCCCCCGTGGCTTCTACAAGTCGTGGTACACCCTGCGCGTGAAGAACCCGCTCGGTCTCGGCAAGTTCGCCGCCACTGCTTAATCGGGCATAGACATCAACAACTAACCTAAAGGAAAGTAGCCATGAAAGTCTATCCCCTGAACGACGCTGAACGCGCCACCACTGGCTTCACCCACCGCATCCGCATCACCCATGAGGACCTGACCGAGACGACCGCCAACACGGCGCAGACGATTGCCATCTTCACGGTGGCCGCCCGCGACTACGTGCAGGACGCCGCGTTCAACCTCGTGGAGAAGTTCGAGGATGCGTCGGACAACGCCTTCAACACCACGACCCTCATCGTGGGTGACGACGGCGACACGGCCCGCTACATCGCGTCGGCGCAACTGAACGTCAACGGCACCGAGATCATCTGTGGCCCGGCGGTCAACGCCAAGGTTCACTACGCCTACACGGCGGCGAACACCATTGATGCAATCTTTGGCTCCATGGCGGCCAAGAGCCTCAGTGACATTGATACGGGCAAGCTGGACATCTTCCTGAAGATTTCCCGCCTGCCGGATTACTCGGGTACCTAACCCAATCGCGGTGGTCCCCGGGTAACACCGGGGGCCATCGCCCCTTTCTTATGGTAGAAGCCGCTCCTGAAGTATTCATCCCCAAGTTCCGCCCCGCCGAAGATAAGGCATGGTGGTCCAAGGTTCTCGCTCAAGTGGTCCACGGCGAGGGACTGGAGAAGCTACAGGAACGCCGCGAGGCTGCCGCCATTGCCCAAGCTGAACAGATGACGGAACGGAAAACCGTCGATGGCCTGGGGCAGTTGAAGGCGGTCATTCCGCTCAAGACCTACCTGCGCTGGCATGAGGCCGTCCCGGGTTGCTGGGGCGCCGAGGCCAAGGACTTCCGCCAGGAGTTCTACCGCGACAACAAAGAGCTACTGGCCGCCCGCCCGGTCAAGAAATACTACTGATGGCCTACCGTACCGAGACCTACGCCCGCTTCCTCGACCGCTACCAGCAACTGGCCGGCATCGTGACGATGGATGCGACCCAGATTGCCACCGCCCAGCAGTTCTTTAACCGCAACATGCGGAAGGCATGGGAGTCCTACGAGTGGCCGTGGTCCCTTGTCATGGAGGCCCGGACGCCCTCCAGCGGCATCATTGCCTGGGAGCAGTCCAGCGAGACCCCGATTGCCGAGGTGTTCGGCGTCTATACGGACAACCCGTTCACGGCGTCCAACTGGTCCCTGGTGTCCTATACGCTCACCGTTGACGGCATCCAGCTAGTCGGCCCCAACGCCCCCACGGGCGATGTGTACGTCCATTACCGCAGCCGGGTACCGCTGTACACGGGGGCAGCCTATTCCGGCGCCACCTCCTACGCCGTGGGGGATCAAGTGTACTACGCCACCACTGGCGACTTCTACATCGCCATCGCCACCACGACCGGCAACGCCCCGACCGATGCCACCAAATGGACCCGGCTGACGGTGCCCTACGACCTCTTTGAGTACGTCACGGCCGCCAGTGCCGGCGACATCCTGTTGGCCAATGGCCAGAACGACCGGGGCTTTGCCATGCGGGCCGATGCCAAGGAGCTCCTGTACGACGCCATTGAGAAGTATTCCCGCCAGCAAGCCTACACCCTCCCCCGCTCACCCTTCAGAACCCACGGCAGTCAATCACTCACCAATTAATCCCCGCCCATGAACGTCAAAGTCACTAACTTCCTCCCGGTCAAGATTCAGCAGACGCTGACGACCGACACCAGCGCCTACGGCAATGGCGATGTCCTCGTTGCCACCGTGGCGGTCCCCGTCATCAGTGGTTACTCCGGGGGCAAGCCCGTCCGGTTCCGCATTGACCAGATCGGCCTCATAGACACTGCCGTACAGAACGGCGCACTGGACATCGTGATCCTCGACAGCGACGTGTCCATGGGCAACAAGGTCAACGAGGCGGTGGGCATCACGGACGCCAATGTGGTCAACGTGGTCAAGGTCATCAATGTCACGGCCAGCAACTACAATACGCTGAAGGCCGCCGACAACTCCGTGGCCAATGTGGACCTCGCGGCCCCGATCTACGTCACGAGCACCAATGGCAGCTTCTACCTGGCGCTGATTTCCCGCGACACCAAGACCTATGCCGCGTCGTCCCTGACGTTCCGCGCCCAGGTCACGGTCCTCAACTCGGACGTTTAACCATGAGCCTGCCGTGGCTGAGTGATCCACGCCGGCCGCTGACCAGCCCACGGGAAATCCCGAAGCTGGAGGCCTGGTTTGACGCATTGGACACCCGTACCATGCTGGCGGGCGATGGCACCACCATCACGGACGGCGGTGCTGTGGCTTTGTGGGGGGACAAGTCGGGGAATAGCGGGGTGAATTGTTTGGTGTTGCCGGGGGTTTCAGGGAATTACGCCGGTATTCCAAATCCGGCATCGGGCGGGATTCG